CAGATGAGTACAAGTTGTTTAAAAGCGTAGGGGCTATTTAATGTACGATGTCGATCAACAAACAGGTATAATAGAAAAGTATTCTAAGCAAGATGGTAAAATTAAAGTTTATAAGACGCAAGACGTTAAGCCGTTTTTAGCTCATAACAAGCTACACCAAGACAATGCAAGCTCAGGATTTCAAGGTGACTGGCACAGAATGGCATCTATACCACCTATTGTTGTTGAAATGTGGACAGAAGAATTAAAGGCTAAAGGTGCAGATTGCTGTAACCCATTATCAGCACAAAATAGAAAGTTTTTACTAGGTAAGCTAAACAGTCCTGACTGGTCAAACCTAAGAACCAAACAAGGTGTAATTTAATGTTAGATACGTATGATAATTTACTAGATAGCGTTGTTAGATGGTCGCATCGTAAAGATATTATCACAATGATACCTGATTTTATCATGCTTGCTGAGTATGAAATGTACAACAACGCACAAACTCAGTTGATGACTCGTGAAATGGAAACTATCGAGGTATTAACAACTACTGAAAGGTTAATTGATTTACCTTGTAACTTTGAAAAAATGCGATCTATAACATTACAAAGTGGTGGCAACTCATTAACCATTAAATACCAAGCGCCAGAAGAATTAATTAGACGTTCTGGTAGTGGCAGACCTGAATTTTTTACTATTATCGGTAATCAAATTGAATTTAATCGCGTTCCTGATGCTTATTACGATTTATCTATTACATTTTACAAAAAACCATGCGCTTTAACTGAAACGAATCAGACTAATTCAGTATTAACTGGCTACCCTAATATTTATCTTTACGGTGTATTACATCAAGTATTTTTATGGTCAGAAGATACGGAAGAATCAGTTAAATATGCCTTGAAGTTTCAAGATGCTATAAAAGGCGCTAACAAAGCAGACAAAAAAGCTCGCTACGGTACAGCGCCAACTATGCGAATTGAGGGAGCAACACCTTAATGTTTCAAACTATACCATTTAATATTGTTGGTGGTACGCATGAAAGTCGTACACGCTCAGTAAGCGTACAAAATACAACTAATATGTATTTACAGCTTAATGAGTATTCAGACAAGCCAGCCAGCTTGCAAAGTTGGTACGGTCAAAAATTAGTAGATTCAGTGCCAGCCACAAACGAACGAGGCTGTCATGTTATGAATGAAATAGTATATCGTGTTGTTGGCGGCAGCTTGTACGAGGTACTTAGTGACGGTACACATATTGGCGTATCTCCTATAACTGGAGAGGGACGCGTTATCATGGATGATGACGGGGATAACCTAGTAATAGTTAGTGATAAAGTTTATATCTACACGGCAAGTAGTAGAGCAGCGAAAGTTAACAATAATGTTAATTTAGTTGGTGTAACCTCTGTAACTGTTATTAATAGCCAGTTTATTTACACAACACCTAAATTGAGCTTTATCTCACAGCCTAACTTACCTGAAAAAGTCAGTGGTCTTGATGGTATCGGGGCTGAAAGCTCACCAGATAAGCTTGTGAGGGATTACGCTTTTAATCAAACTATCTATAGGTTTGGGGTTAGAACAACTGAGCCTTGGTATAACTCAGGTGTAGGACAACCACCTATTGACAGATTAGAGGGGCAACAGTTTAGTGTTGGTTGTGCAGCTATTAATTCACTGGCACACACTGATAAGGCTTTGTACTGGTTAGGTGATGATAAGGCTGTATATCGCGTATCTGGTAACGTGTACGACAGAATAAGTGACGATTGCCTATCTAACGCAATTGAAAGCTATGGTGATGTATCTGATGCGCTAGGCTATACGGTAACATTGCAAGGTCAAGATTTTTATATAATCACCTTTCCAAGCGCTAATAAAACTTTTTTAATTAATGAGAAGTTAGGTAGTCAAGGCTGGTCACAACTTACAAGCGGCACAAATAACGGTGTATACAGTGCTACAGACTCTGTACAGGCATACGGTAATACATACGTAGCTAGTGGGGGTAAGTGGCTGACACTAGAGCGTGACGAGTACACACAAGACACTGACACATTATTGCGCAAAAGAACAACAAGCGAATTTACTTGTAAAGACTTTGGTTTAAATAATGACTCAATGGTTATGTCAAGGCTAACGCTTGATGTTGAGCAAGGTGTAGGGTTGATAACTGGTCAAGGTGAAGTGCCAAGAGTTATGGTGGAAGTTAGCATTGATGGTGGCCGTTCGTTCCCTCATGTGTCATGGATGGAGTTAGGTAGATTAGGCGAATATACGTTTAGAACAGAAGTGGATTTTATGATACGCGGTCAAAGCTTTATATTTAGATTAAATATTAGTGATCCAGTACCACTTACAATTAAAGGTGCTTACTTAAAAGTGAAAGGTGCCAAGCGATAATGGCAAGAGTTAATCCACCTAGACAGCTAAAACTACCAGACTCAATTAATAGCAATGTTGATTTAAAAAAAGCATTTGACGATTTAAATTTTATTGTTTTTCAGCTATGGAAACGCACAGGAGGGGGCGAGGATTTCATACAAGATGAGATGCTGCAAAAACTTTACCCTAACACAGCAGCGCAAGATTTAAATAGCCTAAATATCGACTTAAAATCAATTTACACAGCACAAAGCGCAAATTTTAAACCTGATTTTAATTTGGTGATTAATGAAAGCGCAAGCAAGACTGATAAAATAACACTGGTAACAGATATTGATTTAACAACAACTGAATCAATGGCGGTGCTTTGTAATAGTGCGGCAGATATAAGCGTTACACTAAACCCAGAGCCAGACGAGGACGAAGTAGTCATAATAAAAAGAGTTAACACGGGTGCTGTTAACATACTTACAAATAAAACTATTGATGGTATTAGTAGTCAAAAGTTAACAGCAATATATGATTCGCTCAAAGTAAAATTTATTGGTGAATTAAACGAATGGATAATTATATAAGGTTTTAAAATGGCAACTACATTACAGCAATTAACAATAGATACAAAATTATCTAGCTCGGCTAGCGACATAGTTACATCAACACCTAATAGTTCTGTGTTTGTTGGTACAGCAGTTTTCACCAACACTAACACAGTCACTGAAACTGTTACAGTGTGGAGGTTAGGCTCTACAACAGTAGCAGACAGCGTTAATTATTTAGCTAAAAAAGACATTTTGGCTGGTAAAACTTGGCAATGTACACAGTTATCAGGTCAAGTTATTAGCGGTGAAAGCAAGATACAAGCAAGCTCAACGGTTGCCGATAAAGTAATAGCTAACCTGTCAGGTACAATTTCAGACTAAGAATGATCTAATGCAAAGCTTAGGCAACCATCACAAGGTTGAAGTTTAAATAAATTTAAAAGGGTATATTATGGGATTTTTATCACAAATAGCTAACGTATTTACAGGTAGTGAGGATGCAAAAGCAAGAAACAAAGCAGGGCAGATACAACAAGACCAAGCCCTTAATGCTATCTCACAAGAAATAAGACCAGCAGGTGAAAGGGCATTAGGCTATCTATCGCCATACGAGCAACTAGGTCAGCAGGGGTTAGCACAAGCAAACTTCTTGACAGATCCAAACGCTCAGATGGAATTTGCAAGAAATAATCCACTATTCGAGTTATCACGCAACATGATGACAGAGGATCTAAACCAGTCGGCAGCTAGTCGAGGTCGCTTATCGAGTGGCGACACGCTTTTACAATTACAAAACGCTGGTGTTATGGCGGCTCAACCGTTAATCAATCAGCAGAAACAGAGTATATTTGACTTAATAAGATATGGTGGCGGCATGGCAGGCAACATGGCAAATATTGATATGGGTACAGCGCAGCAAGTTACTGACTTACTAACAGGTGGGGCGGCAGCTAAAGCAGCAGGGATTGTAGGCGCGCAAAACGCTAGAACGGGCGCTATGGGTAACACAATGGATTTAGCAATGAGTGCAGCAGCTGGAATGCCTATTAGTGGCTCTGGTGGCGGTGCAGGGAATAATCAATCTGATTATACAGGTAATGCTTATGCTAATTGGGTTGCTAACCAAGGGGGTTAATTATGGCTATAGATCCAAGAATATCACTCACACCAGCGCCTACAATCAATATAGGTGAGCGCTTTGGTCAAGCATTGCGCAACGTACAAGGTTACGATAACTTACAGCAGAATAGACGCTTAGCTCCTTTAAAAGAGCAAGCGGCACAGATGCAAATGGAAATGGCGCAACAGCAACAAGCACAAGCTAATGATCCTTTAAATATTGAAGCGCAAAATATACAGCAGATGCAAGTTATCGGTGCTGATTACGCACAAGGCTTAAATCAAGCTTTAGCAACTGGCAATCAAGAA